ATGCCCCGAGAAAACTCGCTCGTCCTCTCCGATCTCACCGACGAATTCGTCGGACTCGCTTGCGGCAAGTGCGGCCGACGGGGCCGGTATCGCATCGCCGGCCTGATCGCCGAGCACGGCGCCGACGCCAAGCTCGTCGAGCTGCGTCTCACGCTCGCCGCGTGCGACAAGGCGTTCAAGCCCGGCGAGCGCTTGAACATGCACGATCTCTGCGGCGTCCATTGGGAATACGCCAGCCCGCCACTGGCCTGAACGGCGGCCTTCCGTCGCGTTCCCTTCCGGTGCACTTTCGGCTCGTGGTAGAGCGCCGACCATGCCGACGACCAATCTCACCGATGACGAGCACGCCGCCGTGACGACGGCGATCCGGCAGCTCATCAATGACGACAAATTCCCCCACGCTCCGCGCCTCGACCCGCTGCGCGCCGCGCTGGCGAAGCTCGAGGCGACGACGCGGGAACCGCCGCCGCCCCCGGGCGATAAACGGCCGCGAGGAGGCGGATGACCAGCGATAAAGCCGCGCTGAGCGCCTTGAACGCCTTATCGTCGAGGCGCAAGAGGAAATCACCCGTAAGACCATCGCCCTAATCACCGTTTGCGGTCTTAGCCTCTGCTATCCCGAGGGCGCCGAAGGCCGCTGGAATGAGGATTTCACCAAAACCGGCCGCCGCGTGCCGTCGACGAAGATGCACGCATCCCTAGGCAGCTTGACCCGCGACGGCGCCTGCTGCCGTAACGAGACGGCGCGCGTTTGCGCCTGGAAGCCCGGCGAGCCGCGCGGGCTGGCGAAATGAGCGCTATTCGTTGAACCTCTGCGCCCAGGACGCCGTCGAGCTCCGCCGCGGCGCCGGCGGGGCCGAACTGCCCGGCGCGGTCGGCGGGACCGGCTGGCGGGCCGCCCTGGCGCGCAGATCGATCGCCTTCACCGCCGGGCTCTGGCGAACGCCCCAGGCGTAGCAGAGCGCGTCCAGCGCCTCGACTTGCTGGCCGCGCCGCTTCGGCGTGAACTCGATCACCGGACGGTTGCGGACATACTTCACCCGCCGCACTTCGCCGGTCACCTGATCGAACCATTGCGGCGGCAGCTCGTCCGAAACTCTGAGCGCGTGCGGGTTTGGGACGCCCTCGGCGTCGAACGGCTCGGCCGACAGAAGCTCCATCACCGCCGTCTTGATCTGATCGTGGGCGAGGATGAACAGCCGCGCGGTCTTGCCGCTCTTGATCCGCTGCGCCCGGGTCCAGATCGGCCGCGCCCCGCCGACCGATCGGATGGCGTAGATGCGCCGGTGCAGCCGCGCGCCGGCGAAGTCATAGACCTTCTGGGTCCGCCCTTCGTGGCCGCCCGAGTCGATCGCCGTGCCGTCGATCTTGATCTCCCAGCCGTGCGGGTGGCGCCAGCGGGTCATCAGGAACGCGTCGACGTCGCGCCAGGTCTGATCCTCGAGCGTGTTGCCGTCGATGATCACATGAGCGAGCACGCAGGGCGCGCCGGCGAGCCCCCAGCCGACCACGCACGCCTCGACCCGATCGTCTTGCACGTCGCAGCCACCGGTCAACAACACGACCTCGGGCGGAATGCGCTCCAAGCCGATCGGCTCGACCCGGCCGGCCAGGACTTCGGCGCTGAGCCGGTTGATCGAGGTCTTCCACGTCTTGCCGAGGGTGAGATTGGTGAACACCTGGAGCTCGGCGGGTCCGCCGCGCTTGGCCTTCAAAAACTCCTCGGCGAGCTTCGGCCATGCGGCGTTCGGCAATAGGCTGACCAAGGTGTTCAGCCGATAGCCGCGATGATTGACGACCTCCGGCCGCCGCGGCCGCCAGCGCCCATCCTCGACCAAGCGCGGCTTCAACCGCTCCTCGACCTCGCCGCCGCAGTTCGGACAGAAGGCGGTCGCGTCCTCCGGCCGCCCTTCCGGCCACTGGATCGCCTCCCACAGGAGTTCGAAGAAATCGCCGCAATGCGGGCACGGGATTTCATAAACCCGCATGTCGCTTTCGTTGTAGGAGCGCTCGACCAGGCTCACGTCTTCCTCGGTCGGGGTGCTTCCCCTGACGATCTTGCGATCGGCGTGGGCGAAGGTGCGCTTCTCGGCGATCAGCAGCGGGTCGCCCTCGGCGGTGATCTCCATGGCGTCGATTTCGTCGGCGAGCAAAACCTTGAAATCATGCCGGCGCAGATTGCGCGGCGCCCGGGCGGACAGAATCTTCAGGCTCGCGCCGCCGATGAACCGCTTGCGGGTGAGCGTATTGCGGCCCTCGACCCGACCGGAGATCATCGAACCGCGCAACGAGGGCGAGCTTTCGAACAACGGCTCGATCTCGTCGGTCGCATAATCGCGGGCGTCGTCGTCGACCGGAACGAGCAAGCCGATCGGACACGGATCGATCATCACCGTCGCGCCGATCGCGATCATCAGCGCCTTGGTGAAGCCTACCCGCGAGGGCTTCATCAGCGTCACGTATTCGGGCGACCGCGCGCCGATCGCGTCGAGGATCTCCCGCATGTACGGCCAATTGTGGAACGCTCCGGTGCGCGCGCTCTGTCCCGCCGGCAGAACGATGTTGGATTCGGCCCATTCGGCCAGCTTGAGCGACACCGGCGGCTCGAAGCGGTGAAACAGACGCTCGCGCCACGGCGCCAGGCGCGGCTCAACCGGTCTCAGCGTCAGCGTCAGCATGCGTGCCGTTGTCGGAAGGCGGCGGACCCGGCAAAGGCGCTTTGCCCGCAAGCGCCACCTCGCGCAGAAGCTCCTGGGTCAACTCCTGCAGAAGCTCGTAATGCTCGCGCGACAAATCCGGCGCGCGCTCGCGCATCCTCGAGGCGATCGACCGAAACAGAAATTGCGTCGCCTGAATCAGGTCGCCCCATGTCGCCTCGATCTCCGCCATGTTGACCAGCGCCCCGCGCAACTGATCGTAACGCAGATCGGTGAGCCGGCGTTGACTGTCGCGCAACGCCGCGTTGGCGCGCATCGCCTCGCCGGTGCCGTAGCCGGAGGCGAGCCGGCGAAAATGCCCGACCACAAAACGGATGGACGGAAACAGCGGATAGGTCTTCGCCGCCGAGCGCTTGATGATCCCCATCCGCCAGTAGCGCCGGATTTCTTGCGCGTCGCAGTCGAGCACCCGGCCGAGCGTGGCCTCATCGACTTCGGTCGTGACGCCCTTGCCGGGGTCGCCGCTCACACGTCGTCGGGCTGAACGGGTCGGCGCGCCATTCTTCGATTTCAAATTTGTTGAACCCAGGGCGCGGTCCTTTTGACCGACTTTCCGGGAGGCGGCGCGCCCGCGATTCCGGCTTAGGAACACGGTCCCTAAATTCGGCGGCCTCACGTGCAAAAGGCGCATCGGTCGCGTTGACCTTCCGCCGTCGAGTTCGCGTCGTCAAGCGAGAGAGCCGGTAGCGTTACGGCCGCCGGCCCCACTGGCCATAGGCTGTGTGCCAGGCAGGCCGGGTATTGATCCGTTTCCCCCCGCACTGGCTACAACGCAAGCGCCGTCCCACTTCAGGCACCACCGTGGCGGCGTGCTTTGAAGCCGCAAAGCCCGCCCGTGCCGGAAAGGTCGCAAAGGGCGGTAAGCCGCCGTTCGCGGCTCGAAACGACACGACCCAATCGCAAATCGCGGTCATTCCCGCGGCCTAAAGCGAGCAAGTCAAATCGGCGCGGCGCGGACTTCCTGTTCCAAACGAAAGCTTGGCATGTTGACTAGACGAAATCTATCTCCCAGCACACGATTGAACTGGCGGGTATCCTTTTGCGTTTTCGAGATGTGCGTTTAACGGCAGGATAGAGGTCTGGATTTGACTGCGCCCAAGTCCGCAGTGCGCGTATACCGCCAACTTGTTGAGGGCTGGTGCTGTCTTTGCCGAGGAGATCGAAACCCTTTGAAAATAGTAAATTTTGATTCGTCACAGTCGCTGACCGACGATTTTCTTGCCACTGCAAATAAGCTACTAGGGCACCTACAATAAGTGTCACGCCACCGAGAGCCTGCGTCACGGTCTTTCTATACTCGTCCCCCAGCTTCTCAATTTCAATTTCAGTTATGGTCCCCTTTGCAATAGCTTCAGTAAACTTCTGTCTAAGGAGACGAATTTGCAACTCTGGCAATCGCCACCAGATCAATACCGCAGCACTTGCAAGTAGGAGCGCGATGAGCCACCACAAGAGACTTAACATCTGTGTGTCCTCCTCCCTTTAGGCCATCGTATAGCACACCCCTATGTCGGGCGGAGCGGCTATCGACCGACGTGTGCAAAGCGGATTGCGACGCGTTTATGGTGCCTATCGTAGCGGTGCAACGACTGCGGCGATCCGGGACATCCACTCGCTCGCAACCTATGTCCGGTTCGGGTCGACAGTGACCCAACGTTCATCGAGCCGGCAACTTCGCCTTCGGGCGGACTCCGGGCCTACAGGTGTCAACCAAGGAAGGGCAGGAGTCCAGCCCGTAGCGGACATTCCTAATTGGGCTTTCTTTTAAGGTCTGCCCCTAATTGTCGCCGAAGGCTACTATCGACTCTGCGCCATCTGCTATTTTGACGAGAGAGCGCCAATCCCGTGCCGAACGGCCAGAATCGGCCGATGAAAGAAAGGCCGCTCAATTGGGCCTCAGACTCTGGCGCGCGCCTTGATCCTTCCGGACGCGAAGGAGCCCACGCATGTCCTGGGCCAGTCGGCGATTTTGGCGATAGCATGGTCGACCGTCAGTGACGGCTCTGTCGCATCATGTCGCGCGCCCGCTTGTCGAGTAGGCGCATAGACTCATGCCAAATCTGCGAGAGCGGCATCGATTTTGGCTAACATTGTCGCCGCTCCTCGCGGCGCGGCAAATTCGCGTGCTTTTTCGAGATAATGACGAGCGTCATCGCGCCGCTTTTTGACTTTGTGCAGGAGACCGAGATCCATATTAATGCGGGCGAGGAAAACGCCCTCCGGACTGAACTGCGCATTCTTGGCGGCGTGCGTTAGCAAATCGAGAGCGCGCCGAGCGGCGAACGGCAGCGTGCGGATCAGGAAGACCGAGTTACGGACCAGCACCCGAAATGGCGGCCTCTGCTTTCCGGCAAGAAGCTCCAAATATACCTCGGCCAGATAGATCCGTCCCCAATCCGCTCCCAGTCGATACTTCTCCCGGTCGTTCCAAGCGATGTACCTTTCGATCCCCTTAACTCCCTCCGCAAACCTGCCTTCCAGGACCGCCGATATGGAGAGGATCAGATCGGTTCCGACGAGATTATACACCCAGTCATTTCTTACACACTCGCGGCGGATTTCAGAGAGGAGCGGAACACCCTCGCTCACCCGGCCGATAGAAACGAGCGCAATTCCTTTCACCTGGTTGTTGACCATGCGATCAAGCGCCGAGAGGGATGCACTGATTCCCTCCTCGGCGTGCTCCAGCGCGTCCTCGAATCGTTCATCCATGATGTCGAACCAACCCAAAAGCCACAGACCGATGCCCAGCGCGCGAGGATCGTTGCGCGCCCGGCCGCGGGAGATGACGGCGTTCGCAAATGACCTCGCTTGGTCCGTCAGGCCACGATGCAGGTAGTCCCACGAAACCACGAAGGGCGCCCAAGTCTCAATGTACCCGTCGGGCTTTTCCTCGGCATCGCGCAGCGCCCCGTCGCCCTCTCGAACGAACGCATCGAACGGAATAGGAGCCACCAATGTCGAACTGAAGACAAAACTCGCGCTCGCATAGGCGCGCGACCCGGGATCGCCGAGTCGATCCGCGATTTCCAACGCGCGGCGGCTGACGGCATGCGCCCTTTCATAGAGACCTCGTATCGCCAGCGCCGCGCTATAGTGATGCAGCGCCATCACGAGACGCGAAGAATCCCCACTCCCTTCGATCCTCGAAAGATAACGGTCCAGGAGCTCGCAAAGCGACGTGGGTCGCGTATCGAGGTTCAGGAGGTACGCCATGCGCTCGACAGCCTCGGCAATATCAAATTCCGTGGCGGCGCCGACATGCGAATCCGCGATTTCGAGAGCCTTGCGCAGGTAGCGCTCCGCCTCGTCAACCGAGTAGACGCCAAGACATTTATTGCCTGCCATCACGTTGTAAATGAACGCCTTCATCGTCGCCCCGGCGCATCCAAAGTGATACGCGAGATCTTCTGCAACTTCGGATAGACGATTGTCGGCGCGCCGCTCAATCTCTGTCGCCACCCTTAAGTGGAGGTCGGCGCGCGCAGCGCCAAGCAGCGAATTGTAGAGCGCGTCCTGCACCAGCGCATGCTTGAACATGAAGTCGCCTGATGGCCCGTCCGCGTGAACCAGGTCAAGCGATTGAATGGCGGCCAGTCTGGCCTCGACGTCGCGCGATTTTGCAATAACGGCAAGCAGATCGGCGCGAAAGCGACGGCCGATTGCTGCCGCGGCCTGCAAGAGGGCACGATCGTCGGCAGCAAGACAATCGATTCGCGCCGCCAAAAGCGACTGTATGCTGCCCGGAAGCGCGGCGGAAACATCAGCGGCGTCGTATTGGATTGCGTCATGGATTTGCCGCACGATGCCGCGGTCCAGCAAGTATCTCACGATCTCTTCGGCAAACAAGGGATTGCCCTCTGCGCGATCGGCGATCAAGCGAGCGAGAGGAGGATCGAGGACGGGGAAGCGAGAGCGAACTATCTCTGACGTCTCCGCTGCCGAAAGAGGCTGCAAAGCGAGCGTTGTGACCCTTTGCTCATCCCTCCACGGCGGGAGGTATTCCGGACGGCGTGTGTGCACGAGCAGCAGTCGAGAGATGTCCTCGGCAATGACGCGGCCAAGCAATTCCGCGGACCCGCTGTCAATCCAATGCAAATCCTCGACAAACATGACTACCCGTGAGGTCCGGCAGCGCTCCTTCAGGAGTTTCAGCAGCAAATCGCGGGTGCGCAATCCGATCAAAACGCCGTCCAGTCCCTCAAGCGCGCCTTCGGGAATCCGCAGGCCCAGCAAGTTCAGCAGCAACCCAACATTCTCATCGGAGGCGAGCCCCAATAGGTTCAGGCCCTTGTCCACCTTCCGCGCCGCCTCAGCCTCGTCTTCGCCAACTTCAAGCCGGAACGAGCCGCGCGCAATTTCGATGAAGGGCAGGAAAGGAATCTGTTGGCCGTGCAATGAACAGTTTCCGGATAGAACAAATGCTTTCGCGGACGGGAGATGTTTGCGAAATTCATGCAGCAGACGGGACTTTCCGATGCCGGGCTCCCCGACAATATCAATAACGCGTAGCCCAGTCTCAGATTCGCGAAGGCAACGCTCCAGCACGTCAAGCTCTCTGCTGCGCCCGACATAGGCGGTGAGGCCGCGGCTGACGGCGGCGTCGAACGGTGTCGCGCCTTCTCGGACGCGGTCGAGCCGATAGACGCGCTGCCGCTCGGCTTTGCCCTTGATCTCGCGCTCTCCGACGGACGCGCTTTCCACGAGCCCATCCACCAGCCGATGCGTGGCCTCGCTCAGCAGCACCCCGCCCGGGTCGGCAAACGACTGCAGTCGCGATGCCAGGTTCACAGTGTCTCCGAGCGCCGTGACAGCGGTGCTGTCGCCGCTCCGCATGCTGCCGACGATCGCCGGTCCGGTGTTGACACCGATACGCATCTGGGGGCGCAGGCCATATCTGCGCTCGATCTCAGGCGACGCAACCGCGAGGCGCTTATGGATGAGCAGGGCCGCCTTGCAGGCTCTGATGGGTGCATCTTCCAACGCTACCGGAACGCCAAAGAGCGCCATGATCCCATCCCCGGTGAAGTTTTTCACCGTGCCGCCCTGCTCATGCACCACGTCGGTCATAAGCGCCGAGATGCGCTGCATCAGCGTATAAGCGGCTTCATCGCCGGATCTTTCAGTGAACGCCGTGAAACCGGCCAAGTCGGCGAAGAGCACCGTTATCTGACGGCGCTCGCCCTCGGCGCGGCCTTCAGGGTCGCCGGGCGTCGCGTCCTGCCTTCGCGAAGGCGTTGTTTGGTCGCTATCGGCCACGCCCTGATTCTCCGGTAGGGGGCCACAGTTCGACCGTAGACCGCAAATGCACTGTGGTCCAGGGAAGCCGGTTCCAGCAATTCGCCTGCCCGGAATCTATAGCGCGTCTCTGGCGGCCGGGACGACGACTGCTCGGCGCTTGCCGAGACAATGTGAGGGAGTATGACCGTTTCCGGTCGACTTGATTCGAAACTACTTCCGCCGAAAGACCGCTATTGGCGCATCCTGCCCGTAGCGCGTACGGCCGCTATCCGGCGTTATCCGCCCGTACCGGGTCCAACTCGGGAACGCGTGCTTCGGGTCGAGTCCGACCCTACCTGACCGGGCTTGTGGCAGTGACGCAGTGACGCACGGTGACGCTTGTGCGACTCAGTTGGTGCTGTGCGCGTCTGTGCGCGTGCGTATATAATTTGAGTCAGTGATGCGGCACTGTGCGTCACTGCGTCACTGTTTTTTCGGATAACGTTGGTAGAAACGCACGCCGTTCGAATTGCCGCGAATCCAACCTAAGCCTTGGAGGATGCTTGCGATTCGCCGCTGATCGGCGGTGCCGACGCGCGATATGCTTTCGAACCCCAATGCGCTTGTGGCGATTTCGGAGACCCGGACGCGGGTCAGCAATTCGACGAAATCAGCAATTTTTTCCTCCCACGGATCGCCTTCCATGATGACTTCTTGTCGAGGCGCAATGTGCTGTTTTTCAAAGACAAAGTCCGGCCACCAATGTTCGCCGTGACGAAAACGGTCGACGGCCTGCGCGAACAATTGCGCGCGGTCTTGTTCGAGCTTGGCGACCTCGATGCGCCCGACCTTCACCGGCCAAAAGCGGCGCGCGCCGGTCTCATCGCGCACATAAACGGCGCGATTGGTCGTCCCGATGAACACCAGTTGCCGAGGCTCGATCACTTCCTTTTTGCCCCAGACCGGGCGGTATCGTTCATGCGTGCGGGTGATGAAGGCTTTGAGCGCTTCGTTTTCAGCGCGCGTGAAGGCGGCGAGTTCGGCGACCTCCATCAGCCATTTGCCCCGCAAGTGTTGTCGAGCGTCTTTGCCGCTGATGTTGTCGGGGAGGCTGTCAGAGAACCATTCTCCCGCGAGCGCCTGACAGGCGCGCGATTTCTCGACGCCCTGCTCGCCTTCTAAAACTATCATGTAGTCGGCCTTGCAGCCGGGCTCATAGATGCGCGCGACCATTGCAATCAAAAACATTCGGCCGATCGCGGCGAGATATTCGCCGTCGCCGTTCAGGCTCGCGGCGGCCCCGAGATAGACCGTGAGCCATGAACTCAATCGATCCGTCCCGTCCCATTCGAGGCTGTCAAGCCACTCGCGCACCGGATGGATGCGGGTCTCGCGGGCGAGCGCGTCGACGGCCTGATGAACCGTGTCTCTGCTGATGCGAGGCAGGCCGACGTGTTGAAGCCATTCTTGCAAGCGGGTCACGTCGTCGTCGGTGAGCGGGCGCGGCGCAAGCGGCGCAGGGCGCGCGCCGGGGGCGAGCGGCAGCGGCGTGCGCATGATCGGATCCTGCTGCATCTCGTCAAAAAAAAGGGCGTTCGCCGTTTGCGGGGCCAGCCGCAGGGCCATGAGCACGTTGCGCAGGTCAGGAATGACTCGGCCGCGCTCGTCGCGACGCAATTGGTCGAACCATTGCGGGCGTTCGCCGGGCGGAAGCGGCGGTGGCTTGGGCTTGCGCTTGCGCGTCTTGTCGAAACGGACGACCTTGCCGCCGTCATCCCGCCCGTGTTGGCGCAGCCACTCGGCCCACTCTTCGTCCGACAGATACGGCGGCTTATCCATCGCCGTCTTCCAGGCGCGCGCGCGTGAGATCGCAATAGCCGACGTTGAAGCCGGCGAACCACGCGTTGCGCCTCTCAAGCAGCCATGCGGCGAAGCCGGGCGGATAGAGATGATCGCCGGTGAAGGCGCGTTTGGCGCCGTCGGCGAATTCGTCGGGGTAAGCGAGCTTGATCCGCTCGCGCTCTTCGAGCGCGCGGGTGAGCCGTTCCTGATCGCGATCGACCTCGCTCACGACTCGGCCTCCGAGGATCCGAGAGCGCGGGCCAGGGCGAACGCCTCGCGGGTGACGGCGGCGAGCTGCTTGCAATGAAGGACAAGTGTGTGGACGTCGCCGCGATCGGCGGCGAGCGCGACCGAGCCCCAATACGACGCGGCTAGCTCAGCGAGCCGGGCGAGTTCGTCGAGACGGGCAACGTCAAGCGCCTGCGCAAGATCGTGAGGCGGCTCGGGCATGGGCGCGCCTCGTCATTGCGTGACGCGGGCGGCGGCGCGCTGCGCCAGAAGCTCGATCAGGCTGTCGCGCACGGCCAGCATGCTCGAAATTTTATATTCGCTTACCGCCTCGGTCATTTTCCCGCCGCTCACCAGCCGGGCATGGACCTCGCGCCGCTTCCTAATCTCCTCGTTGATTTCAGCGATTTGCGTCTCCAGCGAAAACGTCATGGCGTCCTCCCGAATCGGGCCGATGATCTCGGCAATAAAATTTTGTTGCTTGGGAAAGCCGCAGCCGAACGGGGCGTGTGGCGCAAGATCGTTCATGCCGGGATCGCCTCCCGGGTCTCGACGCCGAGCCGGGCGAGTTCGCGCCGCGCGTCATCGACCGAGCGCACCACCGCCCAGACGTGGCCGAGCGCCTCGATGCGGGCGATGAACGCGAGCTGATCTTCGGAGAGCCGGCCGCGCGGCGTCTTTGTCTCCCAATAGGCCGAGCGGCCCTCAGGTAGCGGCAGCACCAGATCGAGCACGCCGGCGAGCACGCCCGTCCATTTCAGCCGCGCCGCCTCGGCCTTGGTGCGATAGCCGCCGTTCGGCACCGCGAAGATCGGGATGTGCGGCGCGACCCAGCGCACGAAGTCGACGATCGCCGCCTGTCGGCGGGCCTCGGCGTTGCGGTCGAGCGGCTCGCGGCGGATCGGCCTTCCCAACAGGTCGCGCTGAGCCGCCTGTCGCGCCATTTACGCCACCTCGGGCTGAGCGATCTTTCTCGATCGAGCCGGCGGCGGCGACTCCGGCAGCGGCACCGGCCGCGGCTCCATGTTCCACAGCCAGGGCGGCGCGCTGAGGCGCTTGGCGCGCAGCGCCTGGGTGAGGACCAGATAGGTGTTGGCGGGCAACGTCTCGAACCGGCGCCAGTTGGCGACCGCGGCCAATTGGCGGCCGGTCAGGCGCGCGACCGCGTTCGATCCACCGAGCGCGGCGATTACCGCGGCAGGAGTGTAAAGGACGTCGCGGGCCATGATGCGGCCAATTTCAAGTTTTTACTTTTAGCTGTCAAGACGTATGCGCGCCAATACTTGCGACAGAGTGCCTGAACACTTGTGACAGGCAGTCTGTACACTGTGACAGGCAGCCTGAACACTTCAGTTTTTTTTAAAACCCCCTTGCGGTTTAAAATAATTATGCGTTAGGCTGCCCGCCCCGGGGAGGTTTTCCCCTGTCACAAAGCAGAAAACCCGAGCGGAACCGCCTTATTGGAAAGGAACGCCGGATTTTCTCGGATTGTCGCGGCACTGATCTTCACAGAAACGTGAAATACGGGCCGACCCGTGCCTATACAACCACTGAAGTTGTAACCGGTTGTGCGTGCGATGCACAAAAATATCGAAAACAAATCGCAAAACGGGGAGATATACTGAAATGCACCGGAATGGTGACCTCGACCCGTCACGTGGCGGCCGCCTACGCCGCCTTCGCGAGGCCTTCGCCTCAACCCAAGCGGAATTCGCCCGCAGCTTAGGCTTCACCCGCGCCCAATGGGCCAATTACGAGCACGGCGAGGGCCTCCGGCCCACCGCCGTCAACACCGTTCTTGGTCACCATCCCGGGCTGACCGGCACCTGGATTTTTACGGGCGTCGTCCGCGGCCTCGAGCTGGCGATGGCCGAGCAGCTGGGCGAGCGCAAGGCGTACCTCGACGGCCTCGCCGCCGACCTCGCCGATTACGCCAAAACCGCCACCGGCGAGCACAAGACCGTCTATGACAAGGCGATCGCCTGCCTGATCAAGGACGGCGCTCGCCCCCCGAGCAGACGCCCGCGCCGAGTCTTCATCGCCCACAAAGTCGGTGAGATCGTTGGGTCGCCGGCGATCATTCTGAACAGCATCATCATCTGGGAGATCGCCGAGCATTTGCTGGGCATCGCTTACGCCATTTCGGGAGGCTGATCGATGCAAACGCTGACCGTCGCCTTGGATCGCGGCGAGGCGCGCCGGCTCTATCGCGAGTATCGCAAGCATCAGCACTGGTCGCGGCCGATCGATTGGGAATGCCAGCGCGCTTACCAGCTTATCGCCGCCGGCCGCATGATCATCCAGGCGATCGAAAGCGTGCGGCGCGCCGGCGTGAAGACCGAGGGCGAGGACGCAGGCTTTCCTCTATTGGCGCTCGCCCGCGCTGACGCGACGGCGTGCACCGCCGGCTTTAGCCACGACGGCTCCTGCACCATGACCGCCGACGATTATCGAGCTCGTTATCGTTGGCGCGGCGCCAACAACGGGCCAATCCCCTCGCCCAGCCTCGTCGCCTGGCCGGCCGGCTCATTCCCGCGCCCGCCCGGCGCCGGCCGATGGCGCGCGACCGCGCTCGTCCCGAGCCCACCGTTGCATTTGAGGCCTAAGCGCGGCCTCGCCAATTATCACACGCTGTTTGAGGCCGAATGGACCAAGATTCCGCCGCACGATCCGCTGCTGCTGCGGCGGATCGGCAAGGGCGATCTTTGGCTGGTTGTCGCCCAATGGGCCTTGACGCCGGTCGAGCGCGCCGCGCTCGCCACTCGGATCTAAGCGGGCCATGAGCGGCGAATTCTCCGTCTGTCAGTTCTTCGCCAATTGCGCTCACGAATACGTGCGCCGCTTCGTCGGCGCCGAGGAGGCAGTCAAGGCCGCTCATCACTATTCGCACAACGTCGCTGCGAAGCTCTCGATCGTCGATCGCGTGATCATCACCGACGGCGACGATTTTTGTTGCTTTGAACGGAAGCGCGGCGACGGCGTGACGTTTCCTCCGGAAATGAGGGGGCGACAATGAAAACCGAACAGCGCACCGTTTATGTCGCCCGCGACGGCCAGGAGTTTCCCACCGAGGGTTTGTGCCGCGCGCATGAGCGTCAGACTTGCGGCGCGGCGCTGGTCGGCCTCAACGAAACGCAGATCGAGGCGGCGAGAACGGGCGCCGACCCCGACTTGGCCGAGGCGATCGAAATTTTCGGCGCTCAATTGCGCAAGGCGCGACAGGCGACGGGCCAGCTCAAACGGCATCGCCGCCCGAACGGCCCGCCGGCGGCGCAAATCAGCGTCGATTCGCCCGCGCCAGAACCCGCCGAGGCAAGCTGATGAACAAATCCGCGACCGAATACGACCCGCTGTCGACGATCATCGACGCGATCATCGGCGACAACCGCGCTCTGCCCGTCCTGACCCCGGCTTGGGTGGCGAGCGAGGCGTTGCGCCGGCTCAGCGCGAAAGATCGCGACGGCGCGCTGATGCGATGCGCCGAGCGCGCCGCTGGCGCGGCTTTGCGCAATGACTGCGAGGGGCCGACGCGACGACGCTATCCGGTCGATCGCGACGCCGAACTCTGTTTCGTCCTGACCGATCTTTTAACCGCCGGCGAGGCCGTCGATCTGGCCGCCGGTTTACGCGCCCAAGCCGCCGCGGCGTCGCGACACGCCGACGCGATCGAGGTTTGGCGTCGCCAGCGGTGGCCCGAGTTCGCCGCCGAAGGCGTCCAATGAGATGCGCCGCGAGCCGGAGCCCCCACGACGTTCGGCGCTTAGGCCCGGCCCTGGATTCTTGCCGCTTCTGGGACCGGGCCGCCTTGATATGGACATGACCAGCGGCGCCGTCGCCCCCCGCTTCTGGATGAACGAGGAGACGGGCCTGCTGGGGGCGGCGGTGATGGCCTACGTGGAGCACGACGCGCTTTCGGAACGGCAGATCGCATTCTTGCGCGACTATTTCCGCCAGTGGATCGCCGGCTTCCGTGGCGTCGACGACCTCAAGGCCGACGTCCACAAACTGACCAGCCGCGCGGCGATCGACGCTTGGCTGGAACGCGCGCTCGCCGAAGGCATTGACCCCTTATGAGCGACGACCACTCTTTCAACGTGCTCATGGCCAACGCCGACGCCGTAAAACGCGGCGCCCTGCCCATCTGGACGGTCTACGACCGGCCGACCGATTACCCGGATGGCTTCATCGCCAGACGCTTCGAGGTCAACGCCTTGGGCCCTCCAACGCCGACCGCCGACAGGCTGATCGGCGGGCTCGACGAGATTCGCCTCGCCTTTTACCGCGCCGGCTTGACCCGCCTGCCGCGACGGAGCGGCGACGAGGCCAAAATCGTGGAGTCGTGGATATGAGCGACGACCGCAAGGCCGACATCGAGGCCAGGCTCGTCGAGCTTGAACACGAACTCTGGCTCGCCATCTCGCAAGGGGCGCTGGTGAGCCCCTTGCAGTGGACGGCGGCGATCAACGTCGATGGCAAGCCGCCCTACATCGTTCTCCTCAACGTGGCGCCGGTCGGCACGATCGAGGGTGAAACATGAGCGCCCCGCTGCGCCTTCCGATCGGCCTTCATGACGATGTTCCGGCGGCCGACTATCACCGCGATCCGGCTGAGGGCCCGTCGCTGTCCAGTTCGGTGGCGAAGATCCTCCTCGAGGCGACCCCGCGCCATGCCTGGACGGCGCATCCCCGCCTCAACCCCGCCTTTGAAGCCGAGACCGATTCGAAGTTCGATCTGGGCAGCGTCGCCCATGAACTGATCCTCGGCCGCGGCAAAGGCTACCACGTCGTCGAGGCCGAGGATTGGCGATCGAAGGCCGCGAAGGAATCGCGCGACGAGGCGCGGGCGCGCGGATTCGTCCCGATCCTCGCGCGCCACGCGCTCGACGCATGGGCGATGGCTCGATCGGTCGTCAAACGCATGCGCGAGATCCCAGACCTCTCGCCGCTGCTCGGCGACAGCGAAACCAGCCTCGCCAACGGGCTCGCCGAGCGGGTCATGGTCTGGCGCGACATCGGCGGCGCGCTCTGCCGCGCGATGATCGATTTCCAAGGGCCGGCGCCGACCGCAATCTGGGACATCAAGACGACCGGCGTCCTGCTCGATGACGAAACGCGCGCGCGGCAGATCGTCAATCTCGGCCACGACGTGCAAGCCGCCTTCTACCTCCGCGGGCTATCGCAGCTCTTGCCCGATCTCGCCGGGCGCTTCCGTTGGCACTGGATCGTGGTCGAGGACAGTCCGCCCTTCGAAGTCCGCGTGATCGAACCCTTAGCCGAGCTGCTCGAGATCGGCGACCGCAAGGCGGCGCTGGCGATCGAGAAGTGGCGGCGCTGCGTCGAGACTGGCCAGTGGCCGGGCTATCCGCCGTACGTCACCCGAATCGGGCTGCCGGCATGGGCGACCGAACGCTGGCTTGAGCGCGAGCGCACCGATCCCGACGCTGACGCGATGGTCCTAATCAACCATCCCGTCTCGACCCTGGCGCCTCGGCTCCCCGCACCCTGGGACAGTCGGCCATGAACGCGACTCCCCGCACTTTCAAAGACGCGCCGGCCGTGCGCTCCCGCGTGCCGCTGCTGATCGGTCTGATGGGGCCATCGGGCGGCGGGAAAACGTTCTCGGCCCTGCGCATGGCCACCGGCGTCCAGAGCGTATCCGGCGGCGACATTTTCTTCATCGACACCGAAGCGCGACGGGCGTTGCACTACGCCGACCAGTTCAAGTTTCGCCACATCGACTTCGGCGAGCCCTTCGGCTCGCTGGATTACCTCGCGGCGGTCAGACATTGCGTGAGGAACGGCGCCGGCGTCGTCGTCGTCGATTCCATGAGCCATGAGCATTCCGGGCCGGGCGGCTATCTCATGACCCAGGACGCCGAGCTCGATCGTCTGGCCAAGGCTGACCTCGACAAGCGCGAGCGGATGAAGTTCGCGGCCTGGATCAAGCCGGCCGGCCTGCGCCGGCAGATGATCGACGGCCTCCTGCAGCTCAACGCCAATTTCATCTTCTGCTTCCGGGCGAAAGAGAAGGTGAAGCCCTTGAAGATCGAGGGGAAGATGGTTCCGACCGAGATGGGCTTCATGCCGATCGCCGGCGAGGAAATGCTGTTCGAGCAGACCGTCAATTGCCTCCTCTTGCCACGGGCCGGCGGCGTTCCGACTTGGCGCAGCGACAATATCGGCGAAAAGCTGATGATGAAGCTGCCCGGGCAATTCGAGCCCCTGTTCCGCGAGAGCCGTCCACTCGACGAGACGATCGGGCGGGCCCTGGCGGAATGGGCGCGCGGCGGGACGATCGCGCCGACAGAGCGGGCCGCGCCGGCCGGCCAGGCGCCGGGCCAGGGCCAAGCCGCCGAAGCCGCCGCGAAGAAGGGGACAGCCGCCTTCCGCGCCTTCTGGGCCAAGCTGTCGAAGGCCGATCGCGCTCCGCTCACCCACCGGCTGAACGAATTCCAGCGCATGGCCGAACAGGCGGACGCCCCACGGCGCACGAGCTTGCTCGACGAATTACCCGATTCCGCCGTCTCGCCTGTGGCGGCGGATGCGACCACCGAAGGCTCCAAACCCCCTAGAGCCGGGGCGGTCGCGGCCGCAGCGGACGTCACGAGCCCCCCGGCCGAGTCCGCTGCGGTCACTTCCGATTCCGGCGGGGCCTCGGCCGCGTCGGGAGAAACCGCAGGGGGCGGCAATTCGGAGCCCCCCAAGGTCCGTCCCCTGCGGTGA